GATGCGTACCAAAAAGATTATCGTGTAAATATTACTGGATCGTTTCCTGTTGATATAAGAGTTAGCAGAGTTACAGCAGATAGCACAGATACTAACTTAAGAGATACTTTTCAGTGGACAAGTTTAGGAGAGATTATTGATGACGCTTCTACTTATGCCAACAGTGCGTATGCTGCAATACGTTTGGACTCTATGCAGTTCAGTTCTATACCATCAAGAAAATATAAAGTTAGAGGAGTAAAAGTAAGAATACCAGCAGCAGGGGCAAGCGGTTCTGGCACACCAACTGTTGACAGTGCAACAGGTCGCATAGTTTATCCTGATGGCTATATTTTTAATGGTGTCTTAGGGGCAGCTACATGGTGTAGTTGTCCATCAATGATTTTATTAGATTTATTAACTAACAGCCGTTATGGTTTTGGGGATCATATAACAGATAGCAGCCTTGATTTGTTTTCTTTTGTTACTGCTAGTAAGTTTGCAAATACATTGGTATCAGATGGATTAGGAGGACAGGAGGCGAGATTTAGTTGTAATGTAAATATTCAAGGAAGTGGAGAGGCTTTTGATTTGATAAATGAGTTGGCAGGGGTGATGAGGTGTATGCCTATCTGGACTGCTGGCAGTATTTCCTTAAAACAAGATAGTCCAGCTACAGCTTCTTATTTGTTTAATTTATCAAACATAACAAGTGAGGGTTTTAATTATTCTGGTAGCAGTTTAAAACAAAGACACAGTGTTGTTTCTGTTTCATATTTCAATATGGACAGTCAAGAAATAGATTTTGAAGTTGTTGAAGATTCCAATGCAATAGCAAAGTTTGGTTCTATTGTTAAACAGGTAAAAGCTTTTGCTTGTACTTCCAGAGGGCAAGCTGCGAGATTAGGAAAGGCTATATTATTTGCAGAACAAAATGAATCTGAAGTTGTTAGTTTTACAACTTCGATTGATAGTGGTGTTGTGGTAAGACCTTCAGCAATAATTTCTATAGCTGATCCTGTTAGGAGTGGCCTTAGAAGAGGTGGAAAGATTGCCTCTGTTACTTCTACTACTGTTATCACAGTTGACGATTCTTCTGCTACTAGCTTGCCTACAGATAACAATGCAACTTTAAGTGTAATTTTACCTGATGGAACTATTGAAACTAAAGATATTGTTTCTGTTGTAGGAGCAACTATTACTGTTTCTGACGCATTTTCACAAACTCCTAATGTCAATGCAAACTGGCTTATATCAAACGATACTGTTCAGACACAGCTTTTCAGAGCAATAACAGTAGAAGAAATTGACGGAATAAATTATGCGATTACAGCTTTATCTTATGTCAATGCTAAATACGCATTTATTGAAGATGGTGCAAGTTTACCGACAAGAACAGTATCAATACTAAATCTTCCAAAAGACCCACCTAATGCATTACAGGCAGAAGAAAAAATTGTTGTTATTAATAATCAAGCGGTATCAAAATTAATTATTAGCTGGCAACCTATTGTTGGTGTTACGCAGTATCAGGTTAATTACAGATTTAATAATGGTAACTTTATCTCTCAAACTGTATCTGCTCCTGACTTTGAAATATTTGACAGTGATATTGGAACTTATGAGTTTCAAGTATTTAGTTACAATACAGCATTACAGACAAGTGCTACATCATCTAATTTAACTTTTACAGCACAGGGTAAGACTGCTTTACCAGCAAATGTCACTGGACTTACAGCAGAACCTATTAGTGAAAAATTAGTAAGATTACGTTGGAATTTATCTACTGATGTTGATGTTATTCATGGTGGTCGTGTTTATGTAAGGCACTCTACAAAGACTGATGGTAGTGGTACTTTTTCTAATTCTGTTGATCTTGTTGAGGCTTTGGCTGGTAATACCACAACTGCGGAACTGCCATATCTTGAAGGGGAATATATTTTAAAATTTAGAGATGACGGAAATAGATTTAGTGCTGGTGAAACAAGTGTAATAATTGATCTTCCTGATAATCAAGCTCCTTTAATTACACAGACAAGAAGAGAAGATACTGACAGCCCTAAGTTTCAAGGAACAAGAAGTAGTATTGATTTTGATTCAGCAACAGGAACTATAAACTTAGCTGGTTCTGGTTTGTTTGATACAATTACAGACTTCGATCTTGTAGGTTCATTAGATGACTTTGGAGGGATTGCAAGTTCTGGTACTTATGATTTTGGTGGTGCTGCTGGTAGTACGACATTGGATTTGGGTGGTGTATTTAGTCTTGATCTAAAACGTCATTTCCTGACAGAAGGTTTTTATCCATCAGATTTATTTGATTCAAGAGGTTTGATTGACGATATTACTGATTTTGATGGAGCTACAGCAACAGATGTTAACGCTGAAATGTTAGTAAGGTTTACTCAAGATAACCCTTCTGGCTCTCCTACTTATTCTGACTTTCAAACTTTTGCAAATGGTACATATAAAGGAAGAGGATTTCAATTCAGAGCAAAACTTACAAGTGAAGATACTGCACAAGATATAAGAGTTTCACAATTAGGTTATACAGCATCTTTACAGAGAAGAACAGAACAAGGTAATGTAACAGCAAGCGGAACAAGTGCAAAGGCTGTTACGTTTACCAATCCATTCTTTGTTGGTACTTCTTCTTTGCTTGGAGCAAATACTAATCTACCCTCTGTTGGTATCAATGCTCAGAATATGGCATCAGGAGATTACTTTGAAGTGTCTAGTGTTTCTGGAACGGGTTTTACTGTTCACTTTAAAAATTCATCAAATGCTTCGATTGATAGAAATTTCACCTATCAAGCTGTCGGATTTGGTAAAGGAGGGTAGAATAAACTTAATGTTGATTATTTAAATGGCTCAACACGATTTTGTTATTGATAATGGAACTGGTAGTGCAGTTCGTACTGACCTAAATAATGTTCTGCAAGCAATAGCGTCTAATAATAGTAATTCTGGTGCGTTAACTACTAACTATGCGTACCAATGGCACGTTGATACATCTGATGGAAACTTAAAGATAAGAAATGCAGCAAATAATGGATATGTAACTATTGGTGCGGTTGCAAGTACAAATTTAGGATTAATGCCTGTAGCTGGCGGTACTTTTACAGGGAAAATAACTCATAACTATACTTCTAGTCTGACTATACCAACTGGCACGACTGCACAGCGTGATGGCAGCCCAGCAGTAGGTATGCTGAGACACAATAGTACGCTTAACCAGTTCGAAGGTTACAATAATGGTGCTTGGGGTGCAATAGGAGGAGGTGCTGGAGCTACAGGAGGTGGTACAGATGAAGTGTTCTTTGAGAATGACCAAAATGCAACAACTTCATATACTTTGACTGCTAATAAAAATGCTCACACAGTAAGTCCTACAATAAATAACGGAGTCGCTATTACTGTGCCATCTGGGGCAATATTAGTTATCTTATAGTTATGGCAATAGTAATTAACGGATCAGGTTCAGTAACAGGCTTATCAGTCGGGGGATTACCTGACGGAACTGTTGATGCTGATACATTAGCTTCAAATGCTGTTACTGCTGCGAAACTAGCAAGTGGTGTTGGTGGTAAAATTCTTCAAGTTGTATCTACTACAAAAACAGACACAGTTTCACAAAATAGTAATTCATTTGGAAATATAAGTGGTATGTCTGTAACTATAACTCCTTCGTCATCTTCAAATAAAATTCTTATAACTGGTTATGTACAAGTAGGAATAAATGCTTCTCAGTATAGAACCTACATTAAAATTACTGGTGGTAACTCCGCAAATTATATTGGAGATGCAACAACAGGAGTAGAGGCAGCAAACGTAGGTGTTGCAAGAGTAAGTGGTGATAATTATACACAAATTTCTGTTCCGCTTATGTATTTAGATTCCCCTAGTACAACAAGTGCAATTACTTATCAAGTGCAATGGGCGCAAGAAAATAATAATACAGCTTACTTAAACAGACCTTACACATTAGATGCTTCTGGAAGCAATGTTGCTTCAACAATAACAGCAATGGAGGTGGCAGCATAATGTCCAAGATTTCACTAAAACACTCAGGTGGTAATGTTGTTTCACTCAACTCACCAACCAACGCTCCAAGTGCAGCAGACGTAGCATTTAAACTACCAAATGCTGATGGTACATCTGGACAGGCTTTAGTTACAGATGCTTCAGGAAATTTATCATTTGCTGGTACAGGTAAAATTCTTCAAGTTGTTCAAAATGTAAAAACAGATATATCTTCTCAATCCGTAGGTATTGCAACCGCATCAAATTTTGATTCTCTTTATTCACAGGCAATCACTCCATCTTCTTCTAGTAATAAAATAGAAGTAACTATGAATTTATCAGTAGCTATGTCTGCTGCTCCTAATCAATTAATGTTGAGATTACGGAGAAAAATAGGTTCAGGATCATTTGCTGATCTTACAACTGCTCTGGGAGATGCAGATGGAAGTAGATATAGGTGCTTCAATTGTGTCCCAAACCCTGACAATGTTTACATGGCGATGACTATAAATTTAAACTTTTTAGATTCTCCTAACACTACAGACGCAGTTACTTATAGTTTTAGTGCAGCACATGATTCTGGGTCTACTAGAACAATTTATATTAACGCTGATGGTGGAAATTATAATCATGCTTATACACCAAGACCAGCAAGTACAATAATCTTAAAAGAGGTAGCAGCATAATGGCTATCTTCTATAATTAAGGAAAAACTATTATGGCCTTAGATCACGAAGCTATTTACGAAGCTTATAAATCAGAAGCAAAACCTGTTGTTTCTATAGATGATACTGCTGGAGCGTTTGACGCTGATGGTAATTCAGTAACACTAGATGATACAAAGGTTGCAGCAGCTAGAACTTCTCTTGACGCAGCAGCAGCAGCGATTCTTTATCAGACTCAAAGAACAGGAGCAGTAGGTACTACAGACACTATATATGCTTCCATAGGAGACCAGTTAGATATGCAGTATAAAGATGCTGTTAATGGTACAACCACATGGAAAGATCACGTTGCAGCAGTAAAAGCTAAATATCCCAAGCCATGAGTACATTAAAAGTTACTAATGTTCAACACGAAACAAGCACTTTAAATACGCTTGTTTTTGATAATGGTGGTGGT